TGCCAGTAACTACGTTGCCATCTTTAGTTATTTTATAATCATATTTTAAATTTTTATAATAGGCACCTGCTCCTAAAAGAATTTCTTTAGGGGTATTTTCAGTAATACCGTGTGTTTTTAATTTTTCTATATTCATATTCTAATTTCCTCCTTCAAAATATTGAACATCTATTCTTATTTCTTGTTTTTTTAAATTGTCTATATCTTGTAATACAGGCAACGAATTACTATAAGACAAACTTATAGCTGTATTATTTTTGATAATTTTCAAATCTGCAAATTTCTTTTTAATCTTCTGATTAACATCTAAAATGTTTGTGCTAGATAAATTTTTATCCCATATAGTTAAAAGAAACTCGCCTTTTGAACAGTGAGTTTCTTCTATATATTCATTCTCAAAATATTCTCCAACTACATATGGATATTTCAGTTTATTTTTTAGTTCTAAATAATCATAGTTGATATTTAGTTTTTTTAATGATTGTGCTACTACATTTAGTAAGTTTTTCATATTCCATTCAACTCCCTATAAATTTTATTAGCTTGTTCTTGTATTTTGTTTTTCTTTACAATAAAAGCTCTATAAAGCATTCTTTGAGGTTTTTGTCCATTTGTATAAAAAGCCTCTAATCCTTTATTTCTTAATATTGCCATAATTCTTTTAGCTTCTTGTAAGGTATAGTATTTTGGTGTATCTGACTTTTCTAATGTGCTACCTTCAACGTAAATCCAGTACCCTTTACGGCCTTTGCCATCAAGAGCATATTCTCCTGTACCGAGTTCTACCCAAACAGAGTATTTTATACTTGAACCTATATAAGCAGTCAAATTACTCTCATCTACGTAGCTATCCTGTTCAAAAGAACGTTTTAAAGCACCGTGTTTTGTTGGAGTGTTTCGTACTGTTATAAAAAACCTATTGCTTTATCATTTAGGGCTTTTTGTACTTCTATTTTGTTGCTTTCAAATTTTACACTCATTAAGCACCTTTATATTTTAGGTAAATTTCATAATGATAATTTAATTCCATAGGGTTATCAATCCATAAAACATCATATTCTTTGTCATTGCAGTAAGCTTTTAACTCATTGATAGTAGCTTTACGAGTTACACCTTCATTATCTACAAAATCAGGCAATTCATCATAATCACATATAAAATAATGTGTGCTTTCTTCTATTTTTGCATTATAGGTTGAATGTGAAGCATCAGCGTTTACCATATCTAAAAATCCACAAAACGTCTTATAATCAATATAGCTTGGTATTTGTTCGCCTATATCGTTTTCTATAAAATCATCTTTTCTTTTGAGAACTAATTCTATATTTCCGCCTATTTTTTCCATAATTAAAACCTTGCCTTAATATAGAGATTACAAAAACCAAATAATTCAATGGGATAACCATCTATCGTATTATCTTTATTTAGATTTCTATAATTAGTTGTTGTTGAATGTCTAGAAATAGTTTCGCTTTCGCTTGAAATACCTACTTTGCCGGATTTATTTAATTTCCAATCTAATAATTCAATAGCTCCATCAACGATATCTAGTGGATACTCTATTTTTGTACATAGATTGTACTCACTGTCATAAATATCCTCGTTAAACGTTATTTTTTCGTCTTCTAACGATTTTATAGTATATAATCCATTATTTATACTATTAGATATTTCTATCGTGTCACCCACCTTTAAATAAGGGCTATAACCATTTAATTCTTGGTTAGTAGAACTCGCTGTAAACCTTATCTTTCTATTTTGAAAATTATTATTTGTATATTTTCTTATAGTGCTTTCGATAGACTTTAATTTTTGTTCTAACTTGTTATCTTTAAAACTATCAAATCTATCATCATATTCTTTTAACTTTTTAACACTAATAAGCATTTAATCACTCCTTTATATTAAGAAAAAAGAGTGAATTAAATCACTCTAAATTCCTTCTTCTTTATTATCATTAGTTTTTGGGGGTTCTGTACTAGCTACTGTTTCTGTTGCTAAATGTTTAGCAATGACAACTTTAGATTCATTTGTTAAAGCACAGCCATAGATTTTATCAACTGTGACCTCTGTAAGACGTTTCCTAGATTTTCTTTCTGTTTCAACATTAGTGTCGCGTTTTAAGAAAATAGTAATTGCTTCAGCGTCGTCTTCTGTTTCATTATCATTGCTTAATTTTAAAATAGGATTGTGATAAACCGTTGCAGGCACTATTTCAACTTTATTTCCTACTTTAACCTCAGGTATGTTATCAAATAAAGACACATTGTTAACTTTTAACACTTCTCTTAATCTGATTTGTTTTTCCTTATTAAAATTGTCCTTATCAATATCATCTGCCACAATTTCTAGACCTCCAGTTGTAACAATTTTATAATACTCATCAGAACGAGTTCTTTTACTTCTTACAATTCTAATACCTGAAACTTCTCCGATTTCTCCGCTCATCATAACATCATTACCATATTTTGACTTATCGATAAAATCAGGATCTAATCTTAATTGAGTTGCCTGTTTTGGATGTATTAACATTATTTTTTGTGAAGATTCTTCTTCTTCAAACAAATCTTCTGCATTTACAATTGTTTTATATCCTATTGTATGCCCAGAATTATATACATTTCTAGACTTTAGTGCCTCGACCATAATGTCGCTTTCAATTTTCTCTGCTACTGACAATCCTAACTGATTATTTCCTTCTCCAACAACATTTCCATGTGCTGATAACACTGCCATATCAGTTAATTCTATACCATCACCTACCATTTTAATAGTATATTGTTCACTAGATACGCCTAATTTTCTGATTGGAATTTCTTCTCCTTCGTTTATTTCTTTACAATCTCCAGTGTATAAGAATTTAGGGATTGTAATTGTATCGCCTTCGTTTCCTTGTAGAGTAGTATCTACCTTTATAAAAGGTGTTAATTTTAATTTCTTTTCAATTTTTGCACTAATCATATCTGCCATAACTTCAGGATTGATTAGTTCTTTTAATTTTGTTACTGTTTGTTCTTCATTCATTTTATATTACCTCTTTTCTTTACATATTTTTTAAACTTTTATAAGTATCTGGGTCTTCTCTTTGAAGTTTATTCTTTTCTTGATATCCCATCTTATCGAACTCTTCTTTAGATATAGTTGTCTCTTTATCATTGATATTTGGCAACTTATTTACATCTACTTCCTTTTTACTTTCAACTTCGAAATTATCAGGATAAACAGACTTAATATCTTCAAAGTTAATCCCTTTTATTTTTCCGTTTTCATCTAGTTCTAAATCTTGATGTTCTTGCTTAATTTTGAAGATTAAGTAATCTAAATCTTTAGCTTTTGCTTTACTTGCTAGTAGTTCAACTTTGATTTCATTATCAATTTTTAGTTGCTTATTTTCAGCTTGAAGTTTTGCAATTGTACTGTCATATTCAGTAAATTTCTTTTGCATATCTTCATTACCCTTACTAGCTTCTTTTAGTTGCTCGATTAGTTTTACATCTTCATTTGATTTAGAAGTTAAAGTGTCATATTCTCCTTTTAATTTTTGATATCTATTATCAAGATTTTCTTCGCTAGCAGTAAAAATCTTGTTATTTTTCATATCATCTAAAAAAGAAGTAATTTTATCTTCTTCTAAATACTTTTTTAATAATTCTTGTAAGTTCATACTTACCATCCTTTCCAATTACGCTTTTATACGTGTTCTCGCCACGATTAGAATTACTCTCTTTTACGACTAACTTTTGAAGTCGAAATTTTTACAAATAAAAATCATTCTCCAAAATATGAGAATGACTTATTATTCGTTTTCAACAGAATTTAAAGCTTCTATCAATTGCTCTTTTTTCATATCTTCATAGCCATCAATTTGCTTTTCTTTTGCAAGTTTCTTTAATTCATCTACTTTTAACTTAGATAAATCTACTTCTTCAATAGTCTTTTCTTCTTCTGAAGAACTTTCGTTTTCAGGCTCTTTATCTTCTTCCATTTCCTCAGATTCTCCAATAATTTCATTAACTACTTCTTCAATAGTCTTATTATCGTCTTTTGCTAGTCCAACTATTGACTTACATACTGATTGTACTATTTCTTCTGTAATTTCTTGTTCTACTGAATATTCAGTAAAGTAAGGCTCTTCTGATACCTTTGTTCTTGCTAATAACAATTCCTCTGCCCTTTCTTCATTAAATTCATAGATTTCACCAGATTTATACTCTTTTCTTGTGTTTTTATCTGGTACATTAATTAGACATCTTAATAGTCTCATTTTTTATTTCTCCTTTCTTTTTTTATATGGTCGGAGTAACAAGACTCGAACTTGTAACCTCTAGTACCCAAAGCTAGCGCACTACCACTTGTGCTATACTCCGAAAAAATGTCAAAAAATTGACATATTTATTAAAACAATGTATATTATAAGTAATGAAATGGTCCCACCGTTAATCGGAGGGGCTGTTTCTTTTTTATTTTCTTTTAAACACTAAAAAATCATTGCTTTTTTACAATGATTTTATTAATAAATAGTATGTATAATTGCTCTATTCATTATATTTACTTTTCTAGTTCTTCTTCCAATAATCTTGTAGCCTCTCTCATAATATCAATTGGGTTATCGTTTGTTCTTAAAAAAATAATTAAATCTTGCTGATGTTGATGATTTAATATAGGATAAATCCTATAATATTCATAAGGTTTATTACAATATTTACTTTTTTGCCTATATTCTTCAAATTCCTTTCTTGTCATATATAAAGGATTATTTTCTTTATTCATTTACAACCTCCAAAATTAACTTACTTTCTGTTTTTTCTACAACTTTATATGATAAATCACGAGCAAGTAATAATTCTGCTTCAAATTCATATTCAGTGTTATTTCCAACATATATACTTTTTGTTCCTTTTGGAACTCTTATTTCTACTATAATAGCATTATTTTTGTCATCTGCAAATGTTTGAGCAATATTTTTATTTAATGAAGTAGAATAATACATTTTTTCACTAAATATATCACCCGCTTTATAATCTTGATAAAAATTGCTATCAGTACCTCTGAATACAATTACATCATTGCTTAAATTATATTTAGACATAGAATCGTCAATGTCTTTAATCATATTTTCTATACCATCAAATCCCTCATATTTGTTATTAAGGTAATCATTAACATCCTGATAACCACCCATTGTATACTCATACATTGCTTCTTTTTCACTAGCTGATAACTTATTATAACACTTATTACTTGTTTCTTGAAATTTATCTATTTCCTTTAGGCTTAATACTTTATAACTTATAGCACTTTTAACTTTATTTTTATTAATAGATTTATAATAATTCTCTTTCCAATCAAGATAACTCTTTACTTCTACTAACTCCTTTTTTTCGTTATCATATTTAGTAACAGTATCTTCTATATCCCATCTAGGAACACTCAATAACACACATCTACAATTACAATCTTGTTTTGGATTTCCGAACATACCAGGCCCCATAACTTCATATCCATCTACTTTAAAAGGTTCATCTACTTCTGTGTATTGTTGGTCTAATTTGGCGTGTGTTTCTCTTGTTTTGTTATCTAAAGTGGAATCCCATTGTTTAACTAAATCAGCACCTTTTTTATTCATCTCTTTAATAGATTCTAATTTTGCTTCAGAAGATACTCTAGCACACTCTGTTCTAACAATTCTTGTGGATTTATATAAATCTTCATTCGTTACCATAGATAAATTTCTTGCAATCTCGTTATAAGTGCTACCATTTGCTAGTCCTCTAGATATTTCTGATTTTACTGTCTTCTTAAAATCGTTCATATTTACATTTATTCTATCTGCAAACGTCATATCTTCTATTTTTTTATTAATAACATTAACTACTGTTTTTGGATTAAATGGTACAGTTATTGGTAATCCCTTCATATTTATATCGTATTGAACACCTAAAAAACTATCTTGATAAACTTTATCTAGAAAGCTATGTACATTAGTGATTGTGTCTTGTTTTAACACTTCTATGATAGAACTTGTTTGTTTTTCTAGCATTTTTTGATATTCTAATTGATAGACTTTAGAACGTACTTGACTATTAACTATATTTAACTGTCTTTCGTCATAAGTAGAAGTATCCATATTTTGGATGTTTGATATATTAGCTTGCAATATTTGTACTCTATCATTAATATCTTGCAATGCTTTTTTATAAGTGGATTTAATATCTTTTAATACCTGTTTTTCGTGATTTAAAAGTTCTTTTTCAACACTTGCTTGTATCTTATCCACTTTCAATCACTTCATCATTTATTAAACTATCTAAATTGTTTTCAACGTTATTGATATCATCTTCATTTTTTGGTAGTTTATTTTTTATTTCTTCGTAATCAATGTCTAGTACCTCACATATATTTTGCATAAGCGTTTCATTATCTAATTTAGCTTGAAGATTTAATAATGTATTGATTTTAATCTGCTGTGTATTTGCTTTTGTTTGCTCTATAGTGGCATTATCAAGTTCATTAGTTATTGTTTGTCTTTGATTAAGATTATAATAAATATCTTTTAATGTGAAGTCTGTCTTATTCTTTTTATTAATTTCATCAAGTATAACTTTCATTATCTTTTTTAGAAGTATTTTTAGGTTATCTGTTACTTTGTCACACTTCATATCTAATAATGAGTATCTAGATTTAATATTGACTCCGTTTGTATAATTACCTTCTGATAGATCTGATGTATTAAGTCCCATACCAAACCTATAAATATCTTTTTCATCTTGTTCCATTGCTTTTATTCTAGCTTCGTATGGAATATCTATAGTTTTAACATCAAAGCCACCTTCACTGTTGCTAGGCAAACCGATTACTTTTTTATTTCTAACATTATAAACTAGCTCATCAATATTATCTCCCTGAAAGCCTTTAACACAAATGTAACCATCACTCAATCTTAAAATATTATCGGATAAACCATATTTAATTAAATCATAGTCATCTATATATTCTTTAATAGGTTTTAAATCACTTATTTGTTTTCTATTGTTGTCATATCTAAAGAAAGGAATAAATCCAAAAGTATCATAGTACTTTCTGCCCTTTTCATCAATATATATTGTATGTGGTCTTGGATTTAGTTCACATTCATTATCAGCTGTTATTGTATTGTTAATCATTACATAATAGTATGTATATTGACTATCCCACACTTGTATTCTAACAATATTTTGGTCTTTTTCTTGCCCTATACCTTTAAGTTTATCTTTATACCAATAAATAATATGCTCTTGCTTATCACTTGCGTATTTTGATTCTACTTCAACAATACCTAAGCCTTCAGCAAATTTAAATTTTATGATATCTTCTTCATTTTTAAATGAATATAAATAACTAAACCCCTGTATGCTCCCATATCTTATCAACTCTTTTAATTCACTTTTTAACTCTTCATCAATATATGGCTTTAAGAGCTCTTTTAACTGTGTATTATCAGTATCTACAATAGACTTATCATTGGATAAAGAAAATTGTGTCTTTTGGTCTATTAATTCACTAAAAAAGCCACTGCATGGCCTTATATTTAATCTGTTAGGGTCCTCTTTTAACTCTCCATCTTTATTGTAAAAGAAAATTCTATAATCTTTTATATCATTTTCATGTTCATAATATCTTGTACCAATTTCTGCTTGTTTTTTTCTTTTACTTGTTTTATCTTCATCAATAAACTTCTTTATTTCTTCTATTGTTAACATCAAATCATCTCCTCTAATATAGCCATTTTCCACTACCTTTTAGTTTTCTTATAATACTTGCTAAACTATCAGGACTATCATCGTGTTCAGCATTTTCTGTATAATCTAATATTTCATTTATATAATCAACATCTGTTTCTTCTAAAAATTCTATTTGACTCCAATATTTTTTTAGATAGGTTGATATCTTAATAAATTTATTTGTACTTTCTGTATATGGGTCTGTATGTTCACCTAATTGTATTAATTCTTTGTTTAAGTATCCTTTATCTGCATTTTTCTCATTACTTATTGAACCACCTAAATAAAACTTTCTATATTCGATTATTTCATTTAAACAGTCATCTACATGTTTGTTCCAACGTTTGCCAAATACAATTAATCTATTATCTATCTCCTTTATAATAGTGAAAGCTGTACCATCGTTACCTCCATAAGAGGCATCTATATGGCATATTCCATTATAAATAAGTTTCTTCTCTTCTTCATTAAGAATATATTTAGGATTGGTAAACATTGCATCTCCATCTGCTATATGTTTTAATTCATAGTTAGCTGCAAATAATGAAGATGTCATAGTATTTCTTATTTCTTCTATTTTTTCTCTAGATATTAATCCAGTTGAATAGCAGTCATATATTTTATGGTTAGGCATTAATGTATTAATAGCATCTTCCTTATGCCATTTAGTACCTGTGTTAAATATCTTTCCACCACGATTTTTAATATTTTGCAATTCTTGATATTGTATTTTTATTAAATCTCTTTCTGCTTTACTTATTCGATCTTTTCCGTTAACAACATCATCGGTAAATACTAAATCAGCATGTTTACCAGTTAGAGAAGTTTTAATACCTGCACCTAGCAATTGACTTGAACCTTTCATAACTGTAGTCAGATTAGTAGTTATATTGAAAGATGATTCTTCAGTTAATTCTAACTCTTTTCCATATATTTTTTTTACTATATGATGTATTAAGTTGCTTTTTAATATTTTTGCTGTTTGTCTAACAACTTCTTTAACATCGTTATCTGTTTTTCTGGTAAATATAATTGTTTTATTTGGATAAATTATTATTATTAATGCAAATGCTATACTTAAGCAAGTAGTTTTATAACTACCTCTATGCGCTAGTAATGTCTCATCTTCTTCACCAAATATCATATCTTTTAACCATTTATTGTGTAACTCTGTTAAAAGATTAAATCCTAGCCATTGCCCTATTTTGTAAGGTTCATCATATATAAGGTCTAAATAATCATATTTAGTTAACTCTTTTTCTTCTTGCATAGATAATCTTCCATATCTTTTATAGCCTCATCTGTATCTTTAGTGACTTCAACTTTATCTATTGGCTTTTCTCCTGATGTGTCTCTTAAAAATGTACTTGCTTTAACATTACCTTTTAACGCCTCATTATACATTGCTATAGTTACAGCCATACCATTATCTAAATCTTCATCTTCTATCCCTAGTGATTTCATAGTTTCTTTTATATTTTTACCATTTTGCGAAGTCAGATTATCAGGAAAAGGCAAAGATAATAAAAATTCTACGCGTTCTCTCATCTTTCGTTTTTCTCTTCTTGCCTTACCACTAGCAATGCCACCCTTATGTCCATTTTTCTTGGCTTCTTCTCGGTCTTGATTGCTTGTAAATGGTATCAAATTTTGTTCATTTGCCATATAATCACTTCCTATTTTGCTTTGCTACTATTATTAACACTATTAGTATCATTACTATTGCTATCTCGTTTAGTCCTGTTTCGACCCCATTCTTTGCACAACCTTTCTAATTTGCAACCTTTACAGCTATGTTTCATAAAGTAATCTAAATTGCAATATATTTCCTTTTTCTTCTTCATATAATCACATCACAACAAAAAGAAGAACCATTAATTTGGTTCTTCAAACACTTTCATAATACTAATTTAACATATCAAATCGGGACATTCGGGACAAATTTATTTTTTTTCAAAAAAAGAATTCCTTTTATAGAATTCCTTAATCCGTTTAAAAGAAAAACGGTAGTCGTTAATATTAATATACTATATTTTATTTAAAATTACAACAAATTTAATTTTTTTCTAAAAATCTGTTATGTTCCTTTTTTATACTTTCAAATGTAGCGCCATTACCTAGTCTCATAGCTACTTTAACCCATGTGTTATTATCTATATATCTATACTCAAATATCTGCCTTAATCTGCTTGTAGGGAGCTTATCTATAAATTCTTCTACTTTTATTTGTTGTTCTAATAATCTATCGTATCTAGCTTTTAATAGGTCTTTATAACTGCATATTTTCTTTTGCTTAACATAATCTACATTTTCTATTTTTAATGTCTTTTGTAAATACGGAAAAATAGCTGATGATGTATCTACTGTATCAGCTACCTTATAACTTTTTTCTAATTTTTGTATTTTCTTTTCTAATTCTTTTATTTCTTCTTTAGTATCACAATACTGTGCTAAACAATCCTTTAAATTCATAATCACTCCTATCTTCCACATTGATTTTTATTTTTACGTGGACAATACTATTTACCTATTATTTCTTTTAATAATTCTTCAGTATATATTCTATATTTATAGTTAGAATTGACGAGTTTTTCTTTTTTTCTCATTTCTGACATCAATAAACTTCTATTACTTATTTGAGATAACTTATTCTCATTACTTTTGTATGTTCTTAATAACTCCCAATCTATTTTTGAATTTCTTCTTTCCTCTAACAACTTCTGAAGAAACGATACTATTCTATATCTTTGATTAGTGTTTAATTTATTGCATTCTATAAAATGATATACATCGCTTAATTTTTGGTCCAATTCTGATTGTATTTTGGGTATTTCATTATATTCTCTTTCTATTTCATCTAATATTGCTATTGATTTTGTTAGTTTCTTTATTATGTCCATTATATAGCTCCTATTTTACTAATACTTCAAATTTAATATTACATTTATTACTTTTATTAAATATTTCTATATTTTTTAAATTATTCTGATGCTTAAATAAAAATTCTTTAAGTTCTTTATCTGTTTTTATTTCGTGTCTTTCATATCTAGCTAGTTGTAGAAATGGTTCTATATATTCATAAATTATATATTTCATCTAATCACTCCTTTACTATTACATCTACATCTTTTATATGTTCTTTATCTATCACAAATAAATCTATTCTTCCTGTCGACATAGCAGAACCACAACTATCAAGGACTATAGCTTGATAATCTATTCCGTCTATGTTTAAAGTTAACTCATCATAATATTTATAAGTATGTACTCCATTATTTAAGTTATATCCATACTTTAATAAGTATTCAGTAGCTGTTGCTACTACAAGCTTGTCCTGATATGTATACCACCCGTTTTCATTGATTTGGAAATCATTAGGTCCTAGACCACTTCCTGTTATACTTCCAGTTCCATAACTGTCGTTTGGATAGTAACTCGTCATTCTTGTTGTGTACGAACTATCTTGTTGTGTTTCTTCTTGCTCATAAACTTTTATCTATGATATACTTTCTTCTTGTTTTTCTTCTATAGGTTCTTCTACTATTTCTTCTTGTATTGGTTCTTCTTGAACATTTTCTTTCATTACTACTTCTTTTTTCTGTTTTGATAATTCCTGTTTTTTTACAATTGTTTTTGATATATCGCCTGTTTCAAGTGGTTGATATAATGCAGTAGTAATTAATACTAGCATTAATACCTTAAACCACTTTTTCAGTTTATATTTCTTTTTCATACACTCTCCTTATAAGTGCTACTTTTATATAATATATTCTCCTATTTTATGTTTTATTATTATGTTGTCCTATTCTTCATTTAATGGATCTATTTGTTCTAGTTGAACATAATTACAAAAACATTCTTGACTGCAAAATGTATTTTCATCTTCTGTATCAAAATACTTTGTTTGTATAAAATTATCTTGACAGATAAAATATTCTTCTAACTCGGTGTTTATATGTACATTACAATAACTGCATTCTTTATTCTTTAACATATTAACTCTCCATCATCGAATTTAGTCCCTATTACTTCAAAAGGTATAAATTCTTTAACATTTATAGGAATACCTTCATCTATTTCTTTCATAAATGTAAATAATTCAAATGCCATTCTATTTTTATTCCACTTTACAATAAATTTGTAATCTATTCCTTTTACAATATCATTTTCAAATATCTTCTTACCATTTTTGTCATTTAATCCTGTGTATTGGCATACTGTTTCTGGGATCACTTCAACGATATCAAGTTCTTTTATATCGCCAAACTTATTTTCGTTGTAAACATTTGTCGAAAAAGGAATAATATAATATTTATTATCACATTTTATATAAACTAGATTACCCTCAATCCACTCATTATTATCTTTTCTTTTTGCTTTAAACAATATTTCTCTATTCATATAAACACCTTCCAACATTTAAAAGCTCTTTTTTCATCTTTATTACAAGTTATATACATACCTTGCCTTTCTTCTAAATCAAAATGCAACATATCTTCTTTTGATAAATTAGGTTTCCATTTTACATATTCTTCTTCTATTTGAACATCTTCTATACTATCAGTTTCACAACACATTTCATCAAAATATATTTCTATAGCTTGCTCTCTTGTATATCTGTCTGCGTCAAATACATAGGCAAAAAGATCGTCATAGTTAAATTCCATATAATCAAATTTTCTTTTACTCATCTTTATCACTCTTTTCTAATTCATATATTTTTCTATTAAGTTTTTCCCTACTAACTAATATACAAGCATAATCATTTTTAATATTAACTAACCAATAATTGCCTTCTTCAATTTCAATTGCATCTTCGCTAAAATATAGCCCTTCATTTTCTTCAAAATCTTGATAAGTACCAAACCATCTTTCTAAATAATATTTTAGTGGATGATAATTACTTTTTAATATTTCTATAATCTCATCATAACTAAATAATAAATTATTTAAGCCAAATGGGTCTTTATTATCTAATTTTCTTAATAACTTTAAATACTGGTCCTGCTGATACTTTATTGTGTTATCTTTCATTTCAATTGTGTTATTTAATCTATCAACTTCATCTTGTTGAAGATTTACTTTTTTAACTACTATTTCTTTATTCATAGCTAATCCTCCAAGTACCTATAACAAACAGGTACTTTATCTAAATCACTAATACGTACATCTTCACATATTGTTTTTACAAAATAGTTAATTAGTATTATTGAAACTATTATTGCTATTGTTAAACCTAATAGTATATATTTTATTGTTTTTTTCATAGTTACCTCACTTTCAAAATTTTATTTTCCCACTTTTTTAATAATAATTTCTGTTCTTTTGTTGTATCTTGATTATTTTTAGTTCTCTGCTGAACTACTTTATTATCTCTTACTTCAATAGTTACCAAAGACTTATTTTTATTTGAATTTAATCTCATAAAGTAAATATCACATATATCATTTGCATAATCTTCACAATATGTTTTTACGCAATTATTTTGCTGTTTAGATTCATCAATCATAGAATTAATATCTTTAGCAGGAAATATTATATACTTTTTCGTTTGATATGTATTTTTACATAATTTCTTATATTTCCTTTTAATTGCATCATTAATACTTTTATCTTTATTCATTTCATATATTTTCAATACTTTATCATGTTCTTTTATAACGTCCTTTGGATATATAATTTTTTTATCTTTCATATTGTAACCAAGGGTTTTTGACATTTTTAAATAATCAATATACTCGTTATAATTTTGATAACTTATATTTGTTAATTTTTTTAAATTTCTTAAATTGATATCATATTTTTTTATTCTGTTTAAATCAAATTTACTAAAATATCTAATTAATCTAATATCTTTGGTTTTTGAATATCTTAATACCTCTAGTTCATCAATATCTAAATTATGATTTTGCATATAAGATAAAAATTTTTTATCTATTCCAAATCTATCTTGAAAACTACCTTGTCTATTGAATGTTTTAGGACATAATGCTAATTTATATAATTTTAGTTTTATCAATAACTCAATCGACTCACAATAATTTTTTAATAAGTATGCAATGTCAAAATATTGCTCTTTCTTTGCTAATGTCCATAATTGAGAATACTGCCATCTAGTATATTTAAATAATTGTTTTATGTTGTATGGATAATAAATTAAACAATTTCCTAAAGATTTATAATATGAACTGAAATATTTCCAATTTTTGTCTAATACATAGCCATCGTGAATTACAGAAACTCCTCCTATATAGTTACAAATATGACTATTTATTATTTCGTGAATTTGATAAAAATTGTCATCAAATATCTGTCTACCATATTCACATACATCTGTTGTTATCATTGTTCCATCATAATAGCTTTTTAATTCGAAGTGCCTTAATATATAGTAATCTTTATACTTGTCTAATAAGCCTAAGTTATCTTCAAAAACATACTTACTTAATCTGTTACTTTTTATTAAAAAACTTTTTTTACAATTGGGACATTCACATTTTTCATTTATTTTTTTCTTTATATCTTCAAATTGAATATGACAATTAGTACAATAATATAAATAACTACTTTTTAGTTTTATCTTTTTAATAATTAAATTGTGATTTTCTTTTATTTGTGATATAAACTTATTCCAGTTATGAGGAAGACATATATTACTATCAATATCCTCAAATAACTTTTTATCTTTTTTCCTGATATACATTACAAATCAAATAAGCTTAATTGCCCTTCCGGTACCCAATCTTTAGTTTTTTTCTTTGCCTTTGGTATTTCTATTTTCTCTGTTTCTTTTGTTTTAGTTATTTGTGATTTATTTATATTTAATTTTTTATTTGATTCATCAAAGTAGTGTATTGCTAGTCCATATACTTCTTCATCTTCTAACATTGCAACTCCATTTACGGCTTTCTTTTCTGCCTCTGATTTGATAAATGTAACCATTTGTTTTAATGATTTTTCTTCATTTAAATATTTTTCATTCATATCTTCTCTAGTTAATAAATAATCAATTATTTTTAATAATGGTTTATCCTTTATTTCAGAAGCTAATATTTTTATTCTATCTAAACCTTTCATACTTCTATCTCAACCCCAAATGTATAAAACTTATTTTCTTCTTTCTTTTCTATTAAATCTTTGTTATGTTTTAATATTTTGCTGTAATTGTTATAGCCTAATTTTAATTTTTCAGGCATTATTCTTTTTTGTCTTACATAAGCCTCAATGCAACTTACTATTATTGCTAAATAGTCTTCTGCTGTTTTATTTTCATATTTTGTAAGGAATATTGTAGTTCCTTTATATTCTTTTGTTTTTTCTTTTCTAAACATTATTTTTCCTCCACTCTATAACTCACTTTTTCAAATTGTTCTTTAGTGACAACACCATTTTCTAAAATATAATCATTATCTACTTCATCAAAACCATTTGATAAAAATATAGTTCTTGTTTTATTTTCATAATCATATACTTCTTCAACTATATAATTTCCTATAAAATCTCCAGGTTCGATTAAATCGATTATGTCGTTGCTTGCTTTTGATACTTCATCACATAACCACTCATTATTATAATTACTTAAATAATTTTCAAAAGCATAATCTATATCTGTATAAATTATATTTTGATTAGGTTCTTTATAAATAGATGTAATTTTTGCTATTCCTTTTTTAGTCCTAACAAACATTTCTACTTCTAATTTCATAAATAATTTCTCCCATATCTTTTTCTAAAATCTTCTTTAGTCTTTCCATAATACTCACACCAAGTTTTTTCACCTAATTCTTTTAACCATATCCACTTTTTAGGCGCTAAATGTATAGAATCTTTTTCAGTTCTGTGTTTTTCAGGAGGTAGAAAGATAACAAGTCCATCTTCTATAGATTTATCTCTGTTACCTGTTCTGGCTTCAAAAATTTCGTGTCTCTCTAATCCTGGATAACGTTTTGTTGAATAATATTTTGATGGTGGCATTATGCAAAATTCTTCTTTATTCATCTTTGTTATACTCTTTAATAATAGCCTCTTCAAACATTGCTCTTGTTTCAGAATTAATTGGATGTACTATATCCTTATATGCTCCTTTAGAATCTTTTCTACTTGGCATTGCTATAAGCATTCTATCCTTACCCTCTATAATTTTTATATTATGTATTACAAAACAATCATTTATTATTGCTGTTGCATACCCCTTTACTTTCGAATTTTCATCTTCATTTTTTGCTATATATATTTTTGTAATTTCCATATTATTTTTCCTCTCTTTTTTCCTTAGCTTTAGCTAATCTTTTGTTATACTCAATTTGCATTTTTTCACTAAATAAATTTATAAATTCATTCTTTGACATATCATCAAATCCATTCAAATTTATAGAAAGATCTATCCAATCTTCAAAACTATAAAATTTATCGCTACCATATGCGTTCATCGAATAATATGGATTAAAGCCTTCCTCAAATAGGTGTTTAAATCCTATATCATAAATTTTACGTTCTATTGCATTCATAATATAGATAGTGTCACTTTTCTCGTCTTTTCGCATTATGTTGTCATAATATTGTTTTTGTGTTTGTAATTCACTTTTTAGTTGTATATTTTCATCAAATAAATTATTTATTTGTGTAATAATATTATTTCTATTCATACTTTCATCTCTCCTATTCATTAATAAAATTATTTTTATATTCTTCCTTACCCTGTCTCCAAACTACCCTACAAAATTCGTGGCATTTAGAAGCTATTCTATATTTTTCATAAGCATAATCTCTAAATGCTGTTCTTGTTACTCCTAATTGGGTACATAATTTATTGCTATTTAGTTGTATTTCAGACCACCTATTAGCTAATTGCATAAATACCATAGCTAATGAATATGCCCCTTCTATATCTTCTTGTATTAAATTATAAAATTCTTCTAAAGCTTCGCTAAATTGGTTTATGTCTTCTTTTAAATCTTCTAACATTCTTTTTTACCTGTTAGATAATCACACCATTCTTTAAATGATTCTGTAAAAATTTGTGTCCTTTTCATATCTGCCCATCCACAAAATCCTATAAAACCATTTTCATTAAATGTAATACCTTCCCTATCGGCAAAATAATTACCTTTACATCTTAATTCAGCAAATACAACCTTACCATTTTTATCAAGAATAACATTCTTACCTCTACCCTTAACTTTAGGTTCATTCATCATAATTAAAATATTGTCATCAAATATTTTTTTGTTTGTTATTGAAATTAGATAATATAAATCATTCATATCTATATTTTCATACGTTAAATTACATTTTTTAAAGTATTCTCTTGCTTCTTCTCTCATAACTTAACACCTTTTTCTTTTGCTAATTTATAAAGAGATTCTATCCTTTGTTCTCTCTTGCTTTGTCTCTGCAAATTAGGTTTAAATCCTTTTGTTGCAGTTAATTTTTTTGGATAACCATCTGCCATATTTTTATATTGTTTTAATTTATTTTGAAACCATTCTTTACTAAATTTTTTCATTTTCTACTTCTTTCCTTTCTTTATGACAATGCATAAATTCATAAACTGAATTCAATCCCATATTTTCTAAAAGCCACTCTGTAGCTTGTTCTTTACTTAAATGAGTTCTTTTAACTCTATTTTCGTAATAATCGTTGTAAGCTCTATTATGTAATTCATCTTCATCTTCATAATTAGCTTCTATGAAGTAGTAATCATAGCCTATTGCTTTAATACCCTCTAATGTATAAGTATCAGTTGCATAAATTACCTTATAATCATTAATAAATACTCTATAACCACATTGAGGTACGTCGTGGTATAACTTGATAGGTTCTATTGCTAAATTCTCATTATAACAATACCCCTCTTTAAAGTTATATACATCTATATTTGATTTACTAACTCCACAATCTATTAAATCTTGTACCAACCATTCACAACAGCCAAATCTCAAAATAGGTCTTTCTTGTGCTAGTCTTTTTATTGTCGATTTATTAAAATGATCTTGATGACAATGAGTAGTTAAAACCAATTTTAAATCTTTATAGTAATCCTTTATTTTTTTGAAAGAAACACCACAATCAATTAAAACTATATTTTCTATAACTATGGCATTTCCATCACTTCCAGAATTGATTATTTTATAGTTCACTCATATCAACTTGCTTTACTTTATTTTCAGTAACATCAACTTCTTGTATATTTTCATCACTTTGTTCAATTATTTCAGTATCATAAACAGAATTATCATTTTCTATATATCCTTTATTATCTACACTTTTTATAGATACCTCATCACTATTAACCGCATTAAATTGAATAGAATTTAATTTATTTCCCCAAAGAGTGCATAATTCTTTTGCAAGTTCTTTAACTGTTTTTGTTTTAACCATCTTTAGACTTTGTGAATTCCAAGGGCTAAATTCAGTCTTGCCACTTGGAGAAGTATCCTTAATTTTTTGTAAATCTTCTTTTGAAAGAAATACAGTAGATTCAAAGCCATTAGCAAATTTAATGTAAGCATAACTTCCTATAATATTTTCAAAATCTTGATATCTTTCGCCGTGCATTTCGTGAGTTAGTTCTCCAGTTACTGGATTAAAAGAGTATTCATCATCTGTAGTTATTACATTATTTATAAATCTAACTATTTCGGCAGGCTTGATTATATCTATAATTTTGAAATAACCCTCTTTTTTTCTACAGATTGTAGGTTTACCTTTAAATGGAACAATATCATAATCTGTTCCTGCCTCTAACCCAAGCATTGCCTCTTTTAATACTCCATAAAGCATTTGCAATTTTCCTACATTACTTAACTGCATTAAATCATCTCTATTTGAAATATAAAATCCTGCACTTGCTTTAATTTTATCAGTTGAAATATTTTTAGGAAGTAGTGCTATATTTTGCATTAATACTTTTTCTACTCCTAATTCAACACCTGCCTTATTCGTAATTTCCACTAAATTGTTATTCTTGTTTTGTTGCAATTGTTCCTTATTACTCATAATCATATCCTCCATTTTCTAAAAATTGTTTTAATAATTTTAATTTTTCTTTTGTTCCACGAACCTTAAATGATAATTCTAATATTTCTTCTTTTTTCTCAACTTTAGGCGCTGATAGACTTTCTATCTTGTTTAACATTACTTTATCAGTTAATTTTTGTTCTTTCTTTTCTTCTTTTTCTTGTTGCACTTTTTCAAGTTCTATATGTCTGTTATTAACATCAGTTATAGCTTTTGATACATTTAAATCTTTTTTATATTCAATCATCATTTCATCTACATATTGTTGGCTATTAATTAATTTAATATCATCTACTATTTTGTTTATAAAACTTTCAATTGTTTCTTTTGTCTTTTTAGTAAGATTTTTACTTTCAGTTAATGAGCCTTTTAATACTTTAAAATTCATATCTTCAAATAATACAAAATCTATTTTTTTACTTTCTGCATATTCATCAAAATAACTTTTTACAATTTCTGTATATTCTGCTATAAGTTTTTCGTCATATGCTTTTACTTGCTCATTGATTGTCTTATATGTATCTTCAAGCAAAGTTATTGTTGTATTACATAATTCTTTGAAATTATCAATTGGTTTGTTATATTCATCAATAATACTTTTCTTGAATTTTTTAACTTCATCTTTAAATTTATTAACTTTGGCTTTTTCATCTGTTGCATCTTTTAATGTAGATTCTGTAAATGTTATTTTTGAATAATATTCATTTAGTTTTAAGGCGTAATCTTGTGCTTCTTGAATATTATCCTCTATTTCTCCAAATCTTTTTATTTCTGCTTTTATTTCGCTTTTAAATACTGGTTTTAGTAATTTTTCCACTATTCGTCACTTCCTTTTACAACTTTCACAGAATAACCTAAAGCTTCTTCTATTTCAGCAACTGTCATTTCTTTTACTTCCTTTTTTTGAATTAAATTAAGCTTTCCAAATGCGATAGTTCCCTCTTTTACTTCTTCACAAGTTATAGTAGTTTCTTCTTCAGTTGGCTGTCTCCAAATACATAATCCTGCAAATATTCTTAATTTTGAACTAATCCATTTACAAATAATAGATAATCCTGCTTTAATGCCACATCCTGCTTCAATGCCATATCCTGCTTTAATGTCACATCCTGCTTCAATGCCATATCCTGCTTCAATGCCATATCCTGCTTTAATGCCATATCCTGCTTCAATGCCACATCCTGCTTCAATGCCATATCCTGCTTTAATGCCACATCCTGCTTCAATGCCATCCCCTGCTTTAAT